TTAGGGCTGTACATACCAAAACAGAAAGGAGTCCTTGCCCTTGAAGGAGAACTGGACATATCGCCGCGGCGATATCTATCTGGCGAACTTAAATCCCTATTTTGGCTCAGAACAGGGCGGCACGCGCCCTGTTCTTCTGCTGCAAAACAACACCGGCAACTTCTATTGCCCGACCCTCATTGTAGCTCCTCTGACAGCCCGCCGAGGCAAGAAACCGCATCAGCCCACACACTATCCGCTTTCCTCCGTGAGGGGCATGGACGGTGCTTCTGTCGTTCTTCTGGAGCAGATCAAAACCATCGACAAACGCCGCGTGGTGCGCTATATCGGGCGCGTCAGCCGTGAACAGATGGACGGCGTTAACGAAGCCCTCCAAATCAGCCTGGGTCTCTATATCCCCGAAGAAATGGAGGCTCCGTAATGAAGTCCACGCTGCCGGTTACACCGGATTCATACATTCCTTTATCCAGTCATAACCATGAAATAACCCAAACAAGGAGGTATGGCATGGACGCATATACGGCATCCGATATGGATATTCGCGCCGTTGACCCTGCGGCGCTGGTGGATATCCGCGATGTAAAGGTCAACACAGCGCTGCCCAAGCGGGAGCGTATTCTGGATTTCATCCGTCAGATCGGCAACCCCTACTGCTACCGGCACGGGAAATATGTGGTCAGGGTCAGCTTTGCCGACACGGATATTTCATTGGAGGACAGACTGGAAGCATATATCCGCACAAAGGGCTGATCCTGCGACATCCTCGACAGTCCTGCGCAACGCAGGGTACAATTTTGGAGGAAAGGAGCTGGCAATATGCAACACAACACCGAAACAAAAATCTGGAACGCCACGCTTTACCTCCGGCTGTCGAGGGACGATGGGGATAAAGAGGAATCCAACAGCATCACCGGGCAGCGGGAGCTGCTGCGTGACTTTATCCGAACCCGCCCGGAGCTTCGGGAATACGCCGTCAGGATCGACGACGGCTTCACGGGCTCCAATTTCGAGCGGCCGAGCTTTAAGAAAATGCTGGAGGACGTAAAGGCGGGACGCACCAACTGCATCATCGTAAAAGACCTCTCACGCTTTGGCCGAAATTATCTGGACGCAGGCGAGTACATCGAGAAGATATTCCCCTTTTTAGGCGTGCGCTTTATCGCCGTCAACGACAACTACGACAGTCTCGGCGGAAAGAACGCTTCGGACGAGCTTATCATCCCGTTCAAGAACCTCATAAACGAAGCCTACTGCCGGGATATTTCCGTGAAAGTCCGCACCCAGCTTGAGGTCAAGCGCAAGAGCGGTCAGTACATCGGCGCGTTTGCCGTGTACGGTTATCTGAAGGACGAAACAGACAAAAACTGTCTGGTGGCAGACGAGTACGCCGCCGACGTCGTGCGAGATATCTTCAAATGGAAGCTGGAGGGCATGAGCCCGCAGGATATCGCCGCCCGATTGAATCACAGCGGCGTGCTTTCGCCCATGGAATACAAAAGATCGCTGGGCATGAGGTTTGTCACCTCCTTCAAGGCGAACCCGCAAGCGGTATGGTCGGCCAACGCCGTGCTCCGTATCCTGAAAAATCCGGTCTACACCGGCGTACTCATTCAGGGAAAAGAAACCACACCCAGCTACAAGGTGCGAAAGCGCGTCACAAAGCCGGAAAGCGAATGGGCAATCGTTTCGGACGCCCACGAAGCCATCATTGAGCGCCGGGACTTTGACAGCGTACAGAAGGCGCTCTCATTGGATACCCGCCGCAGCCCCGGCGACAGCGCGGTGCAGCTTTTCAGCGGCATGGTGTTCTGCGGCGAGTGTGGCGCAAGCATGGTACGCAAGACCGTCCCCTCCGGGAAGAAGAAATACGTCTACTACGTCTGCGCCGCCCACAAGCAGGATAAATCCTGTTCGCCCCACCGGATGCGCGACGAGGCGCTGGAACAGCTGGTTTTGGACACGGTAAAGCAGTATATCCGGGACGTGGTTGATCTGGACGATATTCTTGCCATGACGGATACCGCCCCCCTGAGAACCGCAGAAGCCCAGAAGGTGCAGCGGCAGCTCGACAAGAAACGCTCTGAGCATGAGCGGCTCCAGAAGCTGCTCATGTCCCTGTATGAAAGCCTTGCCGACGGGATCATCGACCGGGACGAATACGCAAGGCTCAAGCAGAATTACGCAGGACGCTGCGCCGAGTGCGAAAAACAGATGGACGCCTTGCAGGAGACCCTTACGCAGATCAGGGAGCACGGCGGCGAGCACCGGGAGTGGATGGCGCAGTTCAGAAAGCACCTGAACATCACGGAATTGGAGCGCAGCATCGTTGTGGCGCTGATCGACCGCATCCTCATTTACAGGGATAACCGCGTGGAAGTCCGCTTCCGCTTTGCGGACGAATTTGCATGGCAGACGGATATTCTCAGAAGATCACAAATACGGGAGGTGGTATAAGTGGCAAGAACGAAACGAAAGACAAACCCGGTCATTCCGGCGGCGGAAGCTCCCGCACAGGCGCAGAAGCAATACCGCGCCGCCGCCTATGCCCGTCTGTCCGTGGAGGACAGCGGCAAACCCGGCGCGGATACCATAGAGGGGCAGAAAAATCTCCTGCTCCGGTTCATCGAAGATGACCCAACGCTTACCCTGTATGGGCTGTTCTGTGATAACGGACGAACAGGCACGGACTTTGACCGTCCTCAGTTTGAAAAGATGATGGAGGAAGTACGCAAAGGGCATATAGACTGCATCGTGGTCAAAGACCTATCCCGTTTTGGCAGAAACTACAAGGAAACCGGCAACTATCTGGAGCGCATTTTTCCTTTTCTGGGCGTGCGATTCATCGCCGTCAACGACGGCTTCGACACCCTCACCGCCCGGCGGGGCGCGGATGGGTATCTCGTTCCACTAAAGAACCTGATAAACGAGGTTTACAGCAAGGATATTTCCAGAAAGTCCGGCTCCGCGCTGGCGGCGAAGCAGAAAAACGGCGATTTCATCGGGGCGTGGGCTCCCTACGGCTACCGCAAACAACCGGATAATCCCCACAAGCTGGAGCCGGACGAAGCGACGGCTCCCATCGTCCGGCAGATATTCCGGTGGCGAGCCGGGGGCATGGGAATCACACAAATCGCAAGGCGGCTCAACGATTCCGGCGTACCATCCCCCTCTGCCTACCTGTACAACACCGGGGTATGCAAAACGGAGAAATATAACGGCGTGAGCTGGTATGTTCAGACGGTCAAGAACCTTCTGTCCCGGCAGGTGTACATCGGACACATGGTGCAGGGAAGGAAGCGGCAGTCCTTCTACGAAAACCGGGGGCAGTATAAGAAGCCACGAGAGGAGTGGATCGTCGTTGAAAATACCCACGAGCCGCTGATCGACCGGGAGACCTTTGATAAGGTTCAGGCTCTTGCACAGCAAAAGAACGATGAATACTTTGAAAAGCTCGGCAGGTTTACGCATCTGGAAACCACCGAAAATATCCTCAAGGGGCTGGTCTGCTGCGGCGACTGCAAGCGTCCGCTGGTACGGTACAAGAATGTGAGCCACGAAAAAAAGCTGTGGTACACCTTCATCTGCCCGACCCACGCCAACGACATTGGCAGCTGTCCGCTGAAAAACATCCGGGAGGACGCGCTGATACCTCTGCTCCTGCAAGCAATTCAGACGCAGATCGCCCTTGCCGCCGATATGGAAGCCATTGTCCGCAGGGTGAACGGCTCTCCAAAGTACAAAAAGCAGACCGCGACGCTGCAAGACAGGCTGGATGCAGCGAAAAGGGCGCTCAAGCGCTGCAACGGCCTGTATGACAGCCTGTATCAGAGCTATGTGGATCAGCTCATGACCGAGCAGGAGTATATGACGCTGAAACGCCGCTACAAAGCGGAAGCCGAGGAAGCGGAGCGGCTGATCGAAGCTCTGACCCGCCGGCAGGCGGCGGAAGCGGCGCACACACCGGAGAACCCGTTCCTTGCGGCCTTCGGCAGCTTCCGGGGCGCGGATGTTTTGACAAAAGAAATGGCGCAGGCGCTGATTGAGCGTGTGTATGTGGACGGCGACAGCAATATCGAGATCGTGTTCCGCTACCGGGACGAATACAAGGAGCTCTGTACATATCTGGAAGGGAGGGAAACTGACGCATGAGAACGGCGATGTATCTTCGCATATCCAGCGAGGACGCGGATTTGAGAACCGCCGAAAAGGACGAATCCGAGAGCATATCCAACCAGCGCAGCCTCCTGCGGGATTATGTATGCAGCCATGCAGATTTATCCGACTCTGAAATATTAGAATTTTGTGATGACGGTTGGAGTGGTACGAATTTCGAGCGTCCAGCTGTGAAGGAGCTTTTGGAGCAGGTCAAGCGTGGGCAGATCAACTGCATCGTAGTAAAAGACCTATCCCGCTTTGGCCGTGATTATCTCACCGTTGGAGACTACATCTCCCGCGTGTTCCCGTTCCTGGGTGTGCGCTTCATTTCCGTCAACGACGGTTTTGACAGCAGCAATCCGCTGGATATCGACAGCCTCGATACCTCGTTTCGGACACTGATCTACGACCTGTACAGCCGTGACCTTTCCCGCAGGGTAAAAAGCGCAAAGAAGGCCAGAGCCGAGCGTGGGGCGTTTCTCAGCCCCTATGCGCCTTACGGATATGTCAAAGACCCGGAGGACAAGAATCATCTTCTGGTAGATACGGAAGCCGCCGCTGTGATACGGCGCATCTTTCAAATGGCGGCGGATGGTACAAAGACATGGCAGATCGCGGCGGCGCTGAACGGCGACGGCGTACTCTCTCCGAAGAACTACAAGATTGAGACGGGCTGCACAAGGACGCCGTGGCGCAGCATCCAAGAGGAAAACTTCTGGACGGCCAGTCTGGTTGCAAAATTCTTGCGGGACGAGCGATATATTGGTAAGACAGTGTTCGGAAAGCGGAGCCGGGATATTGTGGGCAGTACACACACGGTTAAAATCTCCCGCAATGATTGGGTTATCGTCCCCGGCAGGCACGAGGCCATTGTGTCGGAGGCGCTGTTTGAAAAAGCGCAGATTTGTATGCGGGAATACAGGGAGCGAGAAGTCATGACGGGCGGCGGGAATCCGCTGAAACGTAAGGTAATCTGCGGCGTATGCGGTCACGCCATGCAGCGGGACAATAAGAAGAACGGCTCCTACCGCTGCGTCACGAAAAGGCTGAATAGCGGCTTTGACTGCTCGGAGGAAAGAGTCCCGGAGGCCGATATTCTGGAAGCTGTGGTTGATACCATACAGGTCTACGCTCAATACGCCGTCAGTATAGACAGGCTTCTGCAAACAAGGCAGGAGCAGCGGCAGCTTGACCGCAAACAGGCGCAGCGACAGTTGCAGACCCTCCAGAGCCGGAAAGCCCGGCTTGACAAGCGGCTGCAAGACCTCTATGAAGGACTGGTAGAGGGCGAAATCTCCCGCGAGAGCTTCGCGGCGCAGAAGAAAGCTCTGACGGCGCAGGCAGAAGAAATCGCCCGCACGGTCTTGGAGCTGGAGCGCAAAATAAGCGGCAGCGACGACAATAGCAACGCTGTAATCGAGCATTTCAAAAGCTATGCCGGGATTACGGCGCTTACCAAAGAAATCTCCACTAATCTGCTGCACTCCGTCACCATCTACCCGGACGGGCGCATGGATATCCGGCTGAACCTTGCCGATGAGATTGAAGCTCTGCTGGAAACCTTGCGCCGGGAGTCCTGCACGGCGTGAATTTATTAGTCCTTTCTGTACAGCAGCCGATGACGGTTACAGCGGCACGAACTATGACCGCCCCGGATTTCAGCAAATGCTGTCAGAAATCGAGGCGGGAAAAGTGGCTGTTGTGCTGTCGAAAGACCTGTCCCGGCTGGGGCGAAATTCTTCCCTGACGGGCTTGTATATCAACTTCACTTTTCCGAAATATGGTGTCCGCTATATTGCCATCAACGACCACTTTGACACCATTGACCCCAACAGCACCGACAACGATGTTGCGGGGATCAAAAACTGGTTCAATGAGTTTTTTGCCAAAGATACCAGCCGCAAAATCCGTGCGGTACAGAAGGCCAAGGGCGAGCAGGGCATCCCGCTGACAACCAATGTCCCCTTTGGTTACCGCAAAGACCCGGAGGATCGGACAAAGTGGGTCGTGGACGAAGCAGCCGCTCTTGTGGTCAAGCGCATCTTCAAGTTGTGTATGGAAGGCCGGGGGCCGATGCAGATCGCCAAACTCCTGCAGGCGGAACAGGTGCTCAATCCTACTGCCTATAAGCGGAGAGAAGGCATTAACGCTCCAAGCCCTGAAACCGCTGATCCGTACCACTGGAACCCCAATACCGTTGTTCATATTCTGGAACGACGGGAATACACGGGCTGTACGGTTAATTTCAAGACCTACACCAACTCCATCTGGGACAAGAAGCAGCGGGAAACGCCCATTGAGAAGCAGGCGGTATTCTACAACACCCATCCGGCGATCATTGAGCAGGAAGTCTTTGACAAGGTGCAGGAAATCCGCAAGCAGCGCCACCGAAGGACAAAAACAGGAAAAAGCAGCCTGTTCTCCGGCATGGTTTACTGTGCTGATTGCGGGGCCAAAATGCGCTACTGCACCACCAACTACTTTGAGAAGCGGCAAGACCATTTTGTATGCGCCAGCTACCGCAGCAACATGGGAACCTGTTCCGCTCACTTCATCCGGGCGGTTGTACTGGAAGAATTGGTCTGGATGCACATGAAAACGGTTATCTCCTATGTAACCCGGCATGAAGCCCATTTTCGGACAGTGATGGAGCATAGACTCCGGCTGTCCAGCGAAGAAGCTGTCCGGGGATACAAGAAGCGTCTGGCACAGGCAGAACGCCGTCTTGGGGAACTTGACCGGCTGTTCATCCGTATCTATGAGGATAATGTGGCCGGAAAACTCTCTGATGAACGGTTTGCGCTGATGAGCAAGACCTATGAGGATGAGCAGGCACAGCTTAAAGTGGAAATCCAGACCTTGCAGCAGGAAATCGAAGTACAGGAACGACAGATTGAAAATTTGGAGCAGTTCATCCAGCGGGTACACAAATACGAGGATTTGCAGGAGATGACCCCTTA